AATCTCTACGCGAGGCGATATCCGAATCAAAATCGCCAATTAAATCTCCAGCAATTTCAGTTAAAGTGCCTTCACTTAAGTACTCCGCTAGGTTAGCGCCAAAGTCTTGATCGCTTTCCTCTTCTGGCTCTAGGGTAATCTCTAACCCATCTATACCAATAGTTAATGATTCTGGATCTTCAACTTCAATATCAATGGCGGGTTCCTGTGATGAATCCATGCCTTCGGGTAGTTGGTATAGTGCTTTTTCAATTGCCATAGTTTTTCCTAGTAATACGCGGTTTTGCGTCTAAAATCAATCGGTTCATCTTCTTCGTCCGTGGGTAAACGGATAAATCCACCCTTTCTAAAACGAATCAGACACATAGTCGAGGAGTCAACTAAGTCATCGTGGTCAGAATTTGGAAAGGCTGCCATCTCTTCAATCACTTCTTCTGCCCACCTTTTTCGAGGCGCCCAGACTTTTCCGGAAGCAAACAAGTCCGTTACCGAATTCATACGCGTGATCTTATCATTACCACGAGTAGGTGTAAACTCTGATACGGGTATACCCATGCGTCTTAACTCAAATATAAGAGGGCTTCCTGAAGCTTTCGCCTCTACGATAAACGCATCGGGTTCCCATTCCTTATACATTTGATAGGCTCTTTCCTTTAATTCAGGGAATTCTAGCCGTTCTTTAAAGGCGTCCAAAAGAATAACGTGGGCATCATTTTCGTTTTCATTCATAAAGAAAACACCCCAAGTTGTACAGGCTGAATAGTCTGAACGCTCATTCTTGGTAAAGGCGGTGTCCCAACCTTGGATAATAAACTCGCATTTTGGTGGTCTTTCATTCTCCCAGACTTTCCACCATTCCCGTTTAACTAATGCGCCCTCTTCTGAGGTCGGCTGTTGTTGGTACTGGGCGTTCCACTTGGCAACTGGTAGTTCTTCCTTTAAGGCGAGGAGTTCTGGCAAAGGCCAAAAGGCTGGCCACAAAGGCTCATGGTTTGGCAATATTGCAGGAAAGTCAATTACTTCCCATTCGTCGCCATCTCTTTCAATTGATGCTTGAAGGATTTTCCCCGTTAAATCCCGCTTACTCCAGCGGGTCATTACGATAACAATCGCACCCCCTGGTTGAAGACGCTGTCTTGGACCAGACGAATACCACTCATAAACTTTATCGTAAACCTCTGGATTTGTGGCTGCTATCGCCGCCTCTTGTTCCGAGTGAGGATCGTCAATAATGAGCAAATCCGCTCCTTTACCGGTAACAGTACCGCCAACGCCAATAGCAAAGTAGTCCCCGCCGCCAGAAGTACCCCAGCGCCCAGCAGCCTTACTATCAGATTTAAGAGAGACATTTGGGAATATCTTTGCATACTGATCACTTCCTACCAAGTTACGAACTTTACGACCAAAGCCCACAGCGAGTTCAGCCGTGTTCGAGCATTGGATAACTTTTCTGTCAGGATATCTGCCCAGATACCACGCAGGAAGCAAGTAACTAGCAAATTCAGACTTAGTATGACGGGGAGGCATATTAATAATAAGACGCTTGCAAGTTCCATTGGCTATCTCCTCAAATTTATTTGCCATTACCTTGTGGTGGGCGCCATTAATGAATCCGGGCCACATTTGGCGGGTGTATGTCATAAAGTCTTTTTGGGATTTTTCCCGCCCTAAAGATGAAATATAGTCTTTAGCAAACTCATAGAACGCATCTTGTTCTAACTCAGGTAGCTGGTTAACGATACTTTCTATGTCCATTACTCGATATTCCTAATCCTAATATAAGACGGTCTAATGCTTCTCGCCCGATTAGGAAGACTCTTGCAGTGTCCTAAATCACATAACTGTTTCATAGCACGATGCACATTGCCCCGCCCTCTGTCACCAGTAAACTTCATAATGTCATCTATAGAGGGAGCAAACCCAAACTTTCTCCACCATTCGTCTATAGCCATATAGATCTGCTTTTGCTTCTCGGTCATTCTTTACACCGCTTAATTAAGGCTTCCGTATGAAGCTCGGCAGAGGCTTGGTTTCCAGCTTCCATTTTCTGATGTAGGTTCAACATTAAGCTAACAAACGATAGTTCATCTAACAAATCTATGTAGAGAGTCTGTAACTCATCATAAGACATATCGTTGTAATTTATCAAAATATACCCCCCTACCCTTTTTCACCAGAAATGATGACGGGGGGGTCTTCACATGAAAGAACTTTCATATGATCTTGGGAATTTGTACCCCCCTCCCCCTCTTGTTTCCAATCGGTATGGGGGACATCGTCTAGATCTGCTATTGGTTTGTCTGGAATACTATGTGTATTCTGAGCGGTACTATTTTTTAAAAAGGGGGTGTCGGGAGTGGGTGGGGCAGCGGGTTCAGCCTTACGCTTAAGGGCTGGCTTTGAGATCAGGGCGAGCAATTCGTCCGCATCATCCATCCCGCTAGCATCTATCGTCCGCATATTGTCCGCAATCGCCCGCTTAAGTTGCGCCATCATATCGGCTCGAGCGGTGTCGCTATCCTTGATGACTCTTTGCTCGCTGATGTGTAGGAATGCATCCACGCCAGCAACTGTGCCAAGCGCTTTCAACGCAGTGAGTCTAGATGCGGGGGGATTCTCCTCGTTAAGCGCCTCTTTTGTTAGTTGCGATACGACCAATGCCCTCAATTGAGCGGTTGTATGCGATGTTTGGAACGCAATAGCCCTTTTTATAGCCTCTATTTCCAATTGTATTACCTCATTGCCTTTTAGCTTGCTTGCCCGATTCCCAGCGACCTTTGGTTTCACAGGTGTCTTGCCTTTCCTATATGCCTTACGATAAGCCTCAGCCCCTGTATCTCCATGAGCCACATTCTTAGCAAACTGTTGTTGCTTGTGGGTTAATGCTCTCTTCTCAATCCCCATTACATCTTCGAAAGGAACTTGGTCGAGGCTTTCTCTCATTTGCTTTCTTGTTAATCTAGCGATCTTCATGTCTTGGGTATAAGTTGGGAATCTGCAAAATAGGGTAATCATACCATTAACTGTATATCCGTACAGTAAAAAAACGCATTCTCGTGCCTTGCTTTACTTTCCTCTTGTATCTTCTCCTTGTGTATTGCTCTCTACTGCACAAGATAAGCTGACCATTCGGCAATATGGCGGGCTTTTAGTTTTTAGTGGTCGGCAGCAGAACTTCCGGAATCCTGGAAAACCGCCAAAGTTTATTAAGCCCAATGTTTATAAGGGCTTGACCTTTGTGTGATGTAATAACCCCACAGTTCTATCTGTTATTGTACAAATTGCAAAAATTAGATTAAGATCTATCTATGGCATTCAGCCATTACACCTTGAGGAGGGTTAAAGCGTGCGATTCAACAAAGAAAATATGAAAGCTCACATAGTAAAAGAGCTAATTTACCTTGAGAAAAAATGGGGTTTTGACCCCAGAAATGGATACGATCAAGTAAAGGATAGTGATCTTTATCGGGTCATGGCTTACGGAGAATATAAGGCTTTAAAAAATTTGTGGGATGCAATTGAATACAACAACATTGGAGAAGAATAATTATGAACATCACAACAAGCGAGCCAATTTTAGGAATGACCCCAGATTATAAATGGGTCATTGTCATGCCTGATGGTAAGAACTATAAAAAGTCATTCAGTCCAGCGTATGACTTGAAGTTTCTTGATTTTGAACAGGCTAAATATTTTCTATCCAATATGGAATCAAAAAAGAAACATAAGGTAAAAATTAGCCTTGAGATTGAATTAGAGGTTTCAACAGATTATTTTGAGAAGTTATGCGATCAACTCTCTTTGGAGGTTGTTCGTAATTGTTTTAAAAATCACAATCGCACCATTAATTCAGAATCAATGACCATTATCAAGGAGGAAGTATGACTTATAAAAACGAATTTTCGGATTTTGCTTACGATTTGCCCAATTTGGGCGATGGCTGGGAGGATAACTCTTGGCATAACGATTCTTGTCCATCCTTAGACTATCCGCTAGGCGATGGCAAGATGTTGCGCATTTGGTTTCAAGAATCTAACCCTGAAGAGCGGGAATGCGGGGGCAAGCAGTTTGTTTTAGTAATTGGTGAATATGGCGATTCTGATCATCTTATGGAATCGGACGATTTAGACGAAGTTTTAGCTTATATCAAGGATCACAATTTAACTAAGGAAAAATCATGACTACATATGCAATTTTTAGCAGTAAACATGACTCTGAAATATGGGTCAATCTTAAGGTCGGAACGCTCGAAAGCATGGAGACAGTTCGGGAATTAGTTATAGAAGAGATGAACAACGATCCAAGCCTTGAGCGTGGATATGTTGAATCCTATCCATTCTTTCAAGCTGATTGGGTAGTAATGGGCGGAAGAATAGAGACTCCCTTTGATTTCAATCAGATTTTAGAAGTAGAAAACGATCATGGTACTTTTGAAGAATCAAAACAATTTGAATGCTTTTGGGGTGATGGTTATCGGGCTGACGATAACAAATCTATTCTCGCTTATTACGATCAGGACTTTTTCAATCAAGATCGGGGATATGGGGAAATGGAATGCCACATGATTTCCACTTTAGAAAAAGGCGATAGTTTAGATATTAGCGATGTAAGTGGTCATCATTGGGTAAGGCGGATTAAATGAAAATCTATTACGCACACGCACAGAGTCGGAATTTTGATTTCCAAGCCTTTGGATTGACTTATAACGAGGCGATTAAGACTCTTCATAAAGGGCTTAAGAAACACGCTAAACAATACAACCTAGAGCCGAAATGGTTCGAGGAATGGGCGGATATAAGGGTGGAAGAACTAGAGGGGGGCATAGCTTATCGAGATCGCTCGCCACTATAAGCAAGTCTGATGAGGCTTTATTAGCCGAAACCCCGAAAGGGGTCATTTGCAAACAACCAAAAGAGGAAACAAAATGGCACAGACTCAAATTTTCAGAGGCGTTGAAACGACCACCTATTGCGACCAAGATGGGGCGCTTGTGGGTGTATATCGGGGGACTCCTGTAGTTCGCCAACTAGGGAACAAGATCACGCTTAAAACGGGCGGTTGGAAGTCTCGCACCACTAAATTAAGAATGAATCAGTTCTCTAGATCTTATTGTCAAAATCGGTTCGGGGTAACTCAAGAAAATTATGAATGGTTTTTAATTCTTAATGATCAAAAAATCCCGTTTGATGGCGATCAGATCTCTTTCGAGGTGTGATCTATGAAGATTTATTACTATTGCGGAATCACTCGACAAGAGCGGGTTTTACACGCAAGCAAACATTTTGCAAAAGATCAGGCATTTTTTTGGGGCTACCTTGAGCGGTTAGGGGATAGCTTACATTTAATCGAACTAGATGAGGGGGAAACATGGGCTACACCATAGACGATCTATTTATCTCTGTTAATGATATATACGAACAATACGACGAGGGCGAGATTCCGTTGGATGAGGCTAACGACATCTTAAAACGATGTTGCGAGTCCTTTATTCAAGCGCTAGAGGAAAAGGCTCGCTTGGCAGCATGAATTAAATTTAGCCTGAAAAATCTCAGATTTGGGATTTTTTGGAGTAAGTTTTTTGTTTTTCCGTTTTCTAGTGCGTAGTAATACGCCAAAAAAGGCCAGAACCAGGCTTGAGGCGGTATTTTACTGGTTTCCGGATTGTAATTCGTAGCACAAGGCTAAATTTTAAAAGGAGGAGTCATGCAAAAGAAGTGGTTTGATATTTTTTTTAAAGGCGAGTACTTAGGCGCTATGTTTTTGCCAGCGTCTAAACCAAAAGCAGTGCAAGAAGTGTGTAATAGGCTTGAAAAAACAGGCTTGCAGTATGTTTCATCAGATTTTTTACTAAAAGAAATGGAGAAAGTATGAAATATAAAGTATATCTAATTGACAAAACTTTAGAGGCAGATACGCCTGTTGATTTGCACAACTTAGTATGGGATTGGCAAATCGACCACCAAATATCGGAGGAAGATTGGACTAGCCCAGCAGTCTGGTTCGGTAATGAAGTAATAGGCGTAATTAATTACAACGGGAGGATATGTGCTGAACAAGAGAGAATTAAGCAAAAAGGCTAATGCCATGAAAGACGTTCAAGAATCAATTGATTACTTAACCGCAAAGAAAGAGGAGTACTCAGGGATTGCCCTGGCTATTGTAGAAAAACATTTAGGTTATGCTTTACTTAAAAAGGAGGAGTTATGCAAATCAACAGAGAATACTTTATCAACCAAATAGAACAATATCTACACACAATGGAGAAAGATGAGATGAAACCATATGCCGTCAAGGTTAGCTACAGAGGAACAAAATATTATTATTTAGATGCGCCCGATGAGTGCGAGGCTGAAGAAATAGCTTGCGAGATGTTTGAGAGTGAGTTTAAGCTAGATAATGTTGAAACAGAAGGCTATGCCGAGGGAGACAGTGACGATGAATGACGAACTTAAGTTGGAAGATGTAGTCTGCGTATTTTTATTTGGCCTTTTTGTTGTAGCGTGGTGCTTAGTATGAGGCTATTACACGATAGAAACGAACTTATCCATACGGTTGAAAGATTGGAGGATAAGGGCGGTTTTGCGGTATCATTGGGTAAAGCTGCATTATTGGCTGACGATGACAACCTAAAGATACTTGTAAAAGCGTTCCCCGCTATATTCTCAACAAGCAATAGCATAAGGCTAATTAAATGAATGCAGTCATTATCTATCTAAAAGACGGTAAAAACGGCAAAGTAGAGCTTTCTATGGAGCTAATCGGCGATCCTGGTCAGTCTTTTTTGGTAGGTAATGCTGTAGTAAACAACCTTGTGGATTTAAATAGCGTTGTTTTCGCTAATAATGAGTTTACCCAGAGACCGCATGACCGATTGCAATAAGCGATAGGCCAGCGGTTTCTGCACCCACTCTTAACTCATAATCATTGAAATCCTCGCCCTCTACTGGCGATACCCAATAAGGCATACCCGTTTTCTTAGCTACTTTGATCCCAATCGGATCATTGTCGGCTACGATTAAGCAATCAGGATAGTTCTTTGCTACCTCTAAGATGTTATTAGCCGAGAAACATACATGGATGGTATAGCGCTTTTTAACAGTCTTTAAAGCCTTTCTAATGGATAGAGCAGTAGCCAACCCCTCACAAAGAATGTGTCTTCCCTTGGCGTCAATCCTAAATTCAGCACCTTTAGTAATCTGTCCAGAAAGAAACCTTTTGCCACCCTCTTTGTCTATCATCTGACAACCTACCAATGACTGGTTTATACGCATTGGAACAATCAGCATTTCTTTCCATACCGACAGTTTTTTATCTCCTGCAAAACCTTTGCTAGCTAAGTAAGGATGAGTTCCTTTTGTTGCGGAATTCAAAATGTAAGCCGCCTTATCCGCTGCGTGTTTTTGCCGATCAAGCCTAGTTTGATCTGTTGCAATCTTTTTTACTTGCCAATTAGTATCTTGAATAAAGTCATTGTTAAAATAAGGAATAGGCTTTTCATGCATAGCCCAGTTTCTAACGGCCCCGCTCTTGCCATCAAATATATAAACACCATTACGCTTATTTGGTTTGTCTACTGTGGCGCATCTAGCCCAACGATCATGCACCAAGTCTTGAATGATTAAACCGTGTTGTTCAGCAAAAGATTCAAAGGTCATTGTCTATCTCCATAATTCGTTGTCCAATCCATTTCATACAGGGGACTGCCATACTGTTACCCATAGCCTTATATCTAAGACCGTCGGGTGATTGTTCTTTACCACGCCAAGGAATATCCGTATAAAAATCAGGAAATCCTTGCAACCTTTCGCATTCAACAGGAGTAAGCCTGCGAACTGCCATTGTCGTGGCGTACACTGCGGCCACTTGACCTGTAATCTCGGTAGACTGAGGCGAACGGCTTGGGTCATTGCTAGCAGTCAGAGTTGGGGCAACGATAGGAACATGACCACCTCCATCGCCCATAGCGCTTGTTAGGGTTGGAGCCTGGTCTTCTGCTATTGCGGCATTAGGGTGTTGTCCACCAATACAAGCAACAGATTCAGCCACAAAAGTCTGGGCGTGATGCGATTGAACTGATGGGCGTAAGGCCTGAAGTGCGGGCGTTACATCCAATAGCGTAGCACTAAAGTTATTGGCTTTAGCATCTTCTCTAAGACTATAAGCTACACATTGATTATGTTTGTATGTTGTTTGGGTCAAAGTATGTGCTATGTCATCACTAGCTTTTGGTGTTTGCTCAGTTGTAAACGCTACTACAGACTGTGCAACTCCTTGGGTTGCTGCCGCATCGAGCGTGTAACTAACCCCATCATCTGACCAGCCTTTGCCGTTCTGTTTCTTATCTCTTCCAGATACATCTTGTAAGGCAATAGGCACATTACCTCCACCTGTACCCCATCTCGAGGTAACAGTTTGGCAGACATCGCCCATCTCTTTGATGCGACTATCCGCTGGGTGAGTCTCGTAAACTTTGGCAATCAGATCGCTAGCGCTTTTATAGTCTCTCGCAGCAATAGTACTGGCTACTTCCTCAGTGCCGTATTCACCGCTGGACTGACGATCAAAAGTTACTAAAGTTTCTGATCCTCCTCCAAGATCTCCTCCGTTTGCCCTGATTGTGCCGACTCCCTCGCTGTAGTTTCCAAAGCTGCTTGGAGTAAATGGGGCAACTTCTTCCCTCTTTTTTCTGCTCGGCGCAGGATTCCGGCGCAAGCAAGAGGACTCAAATAAAACTTTTGCGGGAGATTCCCAGTCTCCAAGACATCCAACAACAAAGACGCGACGGCGTCGCTGGGGTACTCCGAAGTACTGAGCGTCAAGAACCCGATAGCTGAACCCATACCCGAGTTCGACCAACGCCCCGAGGAAGGAACCAAAGTCCCGTCCTCCATTTGAACTGAGGACACCTGGCACGTTTTCCCATACGCACCACTTGGGTCTAAACTTGTCAAGAATTCCAACATAGGTAAGGGCAAGGTTTCCACGGGGGTCTTCAAGTCCTTTGCGGAGTCCAGCAACGGAGAAAGATTGGCAGGGAGTTCCTCCGACCAAAAGTCCAATTGGTTCATTTAAATTCCATTCCTTGTATTTAGTCATATCCCCTAGGTTGGGGACTGTTGGATAGTGATGTTCTAGAACTGCAGATGGAAACTTTTCAATCTCCGAAAATGCTATTGGTTTAAATCCAAGATCATGCCATGCGACAGTGGCTGCCTCTACGCCAGAGCAAACAGAAAGATAGTTCATCTTTTAATTCCGTGAGCTTTTTCTATATACCGAGCAAATTCATGCAAAGTTTCAAACTTCTTATGCTTAATTATTTCATCTATTGCCCAATCGGTTAGCGGACTTCTAAATTGCGCATAATCCCTTAAATCAGCAACCACTTTAGTAAATCTTTTAGAGTCCTCAAGGTGGGCTGTATAGTGCCAGTTAATATCATCAACTAACTCTTGTTCTTGGGCGTTCATGCTGCAATCCTTTGTGGTGTTTTGCTTTTGCTAAAAGCAATCATTCGGCTTTTAATCCAGCGCAATGTCTCTGGGGTTGGTGGTTTTGGGTCTACTCTTAATCCATTGGGAAAGACTGAAAACTTTTCTTTATATTTGTAAGCTGCCCAACCCTCTTTGTAACCTTTAAGTCTGCCGTAATACATCAATTCAGAGTAAAAGTCTGTGTTATTTTTCTGAAGTTTTCGGTTGGATTCTTCTAATTCCTCCAGCTCCCCAGCTATGCTTATAATGTTAGATATAAATTGCCGCTCATGGCCGCACGAAAGGCATACATTCGTCTGCGATATCCATAAAGCCTCGCACTTCGGACACTTTGCCTGCTTCTTTTCTTTTTCAGTAGGCTCACGCTTAGTGCTTTCGTAATTACCCTCATCAAGGGTTTGAACCCCCTCATTGAATAAATTATCCCAGTCATCTCTAAACCTTAAAAAGTTACCAGAATGATCTAACCATAAGGCAAACTCTTTGGATTCATTAGGGCGCATAACCCTACCCAATTGCTGGACATGGGAACTAAAAGACTTAGAAAATGGGCGGGCTGATACGCCAATCATTACATCTGAAACATCAAATCCACGGGTCAAAATATCAGTAGCAATTAATCCATGAATTTCGGTATCGGGTCTAGAAAAGTCCTCAATGGTTTGGCGCTTAAACTCATCGTCTTCCTTATAGGATATAGATACAAAGTTATATCCAGCTTCAGCAAACTGTCTGACTAAATCGCGCCCATGCTCTACGCCAGAACAAAATACAATTGTTTTCCTAGGCCCACCAAATACATCATAAGTTTTCTTGATCCACTCAACAACAATGTCGCCAGTAATCTGCATACCACGCTTGGTTACATCATCGGCTTTCCATTCTCCAGCCAGCTTGGTAACGCCGGACATATCAATCTCTTTGGCAATGTATACCTTTAGTGGAACAAGCCAGTTCTTTTCTATTAATTCGCCCGTAGGAGATGCGCCAACCACATGGGTATAGATATCCCCTAACCCTTTGGTAAACGGAGTCGCAGTAAGCCCTATAACCTTAATCTGGGGGTTATTTTTAATAAACTCTACTGTCTTGGCTCTCATTATGTGAGCTTCGTCAATAACCAACAACTCAATATCTGGAAAGTTTAGTCTGCGCTCCAATGTTTGAGCAGAACAGATCTGAATGCGTTCATTGGGTCTATCTCGCCAATGATTTGACTGCATAACCCCATGTTCTATACCGTACTTTGAAAGCCTAATGCTTGTCTGCTCAACCAAGACAATACGATCTAAAATCATTGCAGTTTTTTTGTAGTCTTCGGAAACGGCTTTCATAATTGCCATTGCTACTTCTGTTTTTCCGAACCCCGTTGGGGCGTACAACATTTGCCTTGTGTGTCCTTGCTCAAACCCTTGTTTGATCTTTTCTACCACTTCAATTTGATGCTCTCGTAGCTCTAACACTTATGCTCCTTGCTAACAGGAATCCGCCTGATTTCGGGTGGGGTACTCACGTAATGTGAAGGAGTATTTAACTCTATACAGGCTGTTTAAGGTCGCCGAGCCGACCACGCTTTCCCCCAATGAAACTTTACTTTTTTTTCAAAAATTTTAGTATAGAGATATACCCTAATGTCCCAACAATAACCCCAAAAATAAACATCATGCTGCTTGTTTAACTTGCTTTTTCCAGTAGTTAATCTGCTTCATTAATTCTGCATTTTTGTTTTGAAAAGTATCTCTGCTGACTTTTAAAGCTCTAATCTCAATCTCTTGGCTTTTAACCTTAGCCTGGAGTTCATTAATTAATTCCTGAGCAGCATTTCTTTCCTCGTCAGTGGCATCCATTGCCACAACCGCAACTCTTGCCTCAAGTTTTTCATTCTCATTGGCTAATGTTTCAATCGTAGTAGCAAGCTCTTGAATTCGATGATCTTCTTCGGTTGGCTCGGGAATCTCTTCAATGCGAGGTTTTATAGTTCTTTCAATTTCTTGGCCGTTTCGAATATATTTAACGGATTCTTTTTCTGGCATTCCCATTGCTTTTCGAACCGCTGAAACCAGCATATTTGATACATTACAAGCCTTGGCAATTTCTCGGTCACTCCACTCAGACCACTCAAAATCATCAAGAATTTTACAAACAGCTTTACGTTTATCTGCGTGTGTTCTAGGTAATCCGTGAGCATTGTTTGCTCCAGCAGCATAAAGCATTGCACTTCTGCGTGTACCTTCTCGTACATCAGCATCAATAATCTCTAATCCAGCCTCTTTATGAGCAAAATAACGGTGAATTCCGTCCGCTAAGTAATACTTAGTGCCGTCGTGAAAAAGAATAATTGAGGGAAATTTAACTCCGTTACGCAAAGCTTCTGCATATTCGGTAACGGTTTCTTTGTTGATATTTACACGAAATTGTAAATCTGGATCAATGTTAATTTGCGACAGTTTCATTATAGGTTCCTTGTTAAGTCTGCTAATGCTTGTTGTAATTCTCTTTCAGATGACTTGGGGTTATTTGCAACTCGAAGTGCATTAATCGCCCGCTCTTTCCATCTAATCGTAGTTTGCACCGATCCACGATTTACCGCATCGGGGATTACCCCACTTGCTTTTTTCAATCTTTCCCGTAAGTCCATCCGCTTTCACTCCATATGTTTACCACTTGTATGCACTCTGTTCTCTTTTGGTGGACGCACCTAGCCTTACCTAGGTGAGCCTTCAACTGTTCCCTTTTGGAGCCACAGCACCCGCCAGTCGTACGTAGAATCGGCACTAGCTTCGCCACCGATATTGCGCTGTTGCATCTACTTACCCCCAGTAGCGCTTCAGTCTATTCCGCTGGTGTTTATTGAATGCCGCCCAGAATGACCGGCAGAAATGAAAAAACCCCATACAACTGGAGTCTATTTTGGTCATTCGCTTATATTTGTCAATCACGGAACCAAGTATAAGAAAACTTTGTATAGACCCCATGTGTATAGGGTTTTCCGTGTCGATTATACATAATGAACTGACCAAAGTCCATTGCTGCATGGCAAGTGTATCACGATCTTTTTAAAAGCTGCAAGCTTTTGCACATGAAAGTTCTTTCATGTAAAAAAATAGGGTGACATATGAGCCACCCTAAAAGACCACCAAGGAATGCCTCAGTATGTACTACTGTACAAATATACAGTATTAGGGTTTACCCTAACTTTCTTCTTGATATGGCTGAATAGTCACCTGGCACCCACCACCTTTAATCTTTTGCCGGCGCTCAATGCTTAGTTTCCAGACATTTTGGTCATCTTCATAAATAATGCCATTCATGGAGTCTAAAATTGCCTTACAAACATTGTCTACATCTAACAGTCTTTTGTCCCTTGGAAACAATAAGATTGTTACTTCAACCTTTTGATCTTCAAATGATGGAATTCCAGCGCAAGCTTCTTGTACTGCCTTTTTGAATTCCATACCCCGCTTAGAAATATATCGGCGATGGCCGCTGGCCAACCAATAATTATTTATGCTGGGGGGGTAGGGAAATGTAAGGGTAATCACTTATAAAATAATTGTATTAAATTCAGTAAGATGCATTGACAGTAATGAATGGGATCATTATAGTTCAATCAAGAGGAGAATCAAATGCCAGCAATTAATCACGCAGATGAACCAGCATGGTTCAATGATCTGCAGCCAAATAGTCTTTTATCGACTAAAGAATTAACGACACTTTTTAAATTTAAAAGCCATACTGCAATTTCTACTGCGGTTATAAAAAATAATTTTCCAAAGCCAGACAGAAAATTTAAAGGAAGAATGTATTGGAATGTTGATACGATTAAAAAAGAAATAAAAAGAAGAACCCATGTTCATAGCAATCAAAAAAAACTTATTCCAATATCCATGAATGATGTTGCTTCTATTAATGAGTTAATTTCTCGTTGTAGGGTATTTTCAGACTCTAAAGAGGTTGCTTCTGGTCTTGAAGATTGTGGTGATATGTACGATAGATACTATATATGTGAAGCTAGAGATCATATTAATGGATCATGGCAATGGATGGTTCAGGCATACAAAGTATTAAGGCACATTCAAGCAAAATATGAGCAACCACCAAAGGAAGAAGCATGATAACTATTATTTTGATGGCAATTTTTGTATTTTTATCTTTGTATTTAACGGTTAAGTTTTTGCAAGGTAAAGATTAAAAATGAAAAAGGTATGTGTAGTTAACTTCTGGGACGGTGCGTTTGACGGGGACTTCTTTGAGTTCTTTTTTAGCGCAGCATTTGATGGCATAAAGTATGTGCATAGCCCGCATGACGCTGACGTAATCATTAGCTCCGTCTTTGGTCATACAGAAACAAATCCCGCAAAAACAATTATGTATATTGGCGAGAATGTACGTCCTAATTACATGGGATATAACTACTCCCTTTCATTTGATCACGATACTTATGGTGGACGTAACTTCCGTTTACCTTTATGGTGGTCACGCCTTGCATGGGACGGATTTACACAAAAGCCCCGCAAACAGAATTCCCACAATCATGGATACGAAGACCTTATATCCATTGATTCCCTAACAAACGGGCGCACTCTTGATTTGAGCCAGAAGACTAAGTTCTGCGCCATGATTGCTGGGAACCCTGAAGGACTGCGAGTTAACTTGTACAACTCATTGAACAAGTACAAACCAATAGATGGCTATGGTCTGATGTTTGGTAACTCATTGCGCCAATCTAAGTTTGATATATTGCCTGAGTATAAGTTCTGCTTATGCCCTGAGAACTCGGTCTATGACGGCTATGTAACAGAGAAACTAATTGACGCTTACGCGGGCGGTACTGTGCCAATCTATAGTGGGGACTCATCGGTAGCTGAGGACTTTAACTACAACGCATTTTTAAATTATCAAGAAATTAGAAATATGGAACAGTTTGTAGAACACGTTTCTTTTTTTGACCGCAACACAGAAGCATACCGAGCTGTATATGAGCGGCCTTTGCTAGATGAAGCGCCAAGTCTTGATAACGCAATTGCTTTTGTAAGGAGTATTGTATGAACGTAAATGAAATAGCTGATTGGTTAGAGCAACAATCTAGCGTTAGTTGGTCAAACGATTTTGGTCAATTTTTAATTGATATAGCCACCATGCTACGCCAGCAACAAGCTGAAATAGAGGCGTTAAAACAAATCATTGACGCAAACAATCTAAGCCAAAACATTGGGCAGTTTGTAAAACCAAATTTAAAAATTGAGGAAGTCATGTTGGAGAATTGCACTTGCTACAAGTTAGGTTATAGCCAGTTAAATAATTATAGAAAGGTAAACAATGAAAATAATAACGAAGCTGCGTAAAGAAAGAAAAGACGGTTCAGCTATTTGCGAGCTTGATTTGGATAAAGAAGCCAAGGACTGGCTAATAGGTGAGGGGTTTGTATCCGTCTTAAGTAAAGCATTGGGTATGTCCGAGTCGTTTACGAAGAAGCAACCTAAAAGAATAAGAGAGTTATTAGAAGATTTTGATGTAGACGGGCGTTGCTAATGAAATCTAAGTACGGCATACAGCACCCACACTCGCCAGTAATGGAGCTAACAACTATGGTTGGGTGTCCGCTTATGTGTTCATTTTGTCCGCAAGAAAACTTGCGCGATAACTATGGCGATAAGACCAAGTATTTACAGCCAGTAGATTTAACCCATGTTCTTGCCCAGCTACCAAAGAATACCCGCATAGATTTTTCAGGTATGTCCGAACCTTGGGCGAATCCTAAGTGTACCGATATGCTGGAAGAAGTTTTATACATGGGATTTAATATAGCGATCTACACGACCCTGTACGGAATGACAAATGAAGACGCAATTAGGGTTAAGAAAGTGTTAGAAGACCACCCTAAGCAAGTTGAGGTAATTATGTTTCACCTACCCGATTCCAATGGCAACATGAAAGGCTGGAAATATTCAGACGAATGGGTAGAGTCGTTAAAGATAATGACTCAGCTTGATCTTCCTTGTGGCTTTGGTGCTATGACTATGGACGGTTCAGGTAAGGTTCACGTTGATCTTCAAGATATGATTGGCGATCTGCCCGGCTGGAAAGGCCATACACGGGCGGATAGCCTTAAGGTAGAGCAAGTAGGTGATCAGGCGTTAAGCGTTACTCCGCGTCATCAGTTCGCTTTAACCTGTGCCTCTACGCCATTCTATGACCGCAATGTTTTATTACCAAATGGAGACGTAGTTCTTTGCTGTATGGACTACAACTTAAAGCACGTTATAGGCAACCTATTAGAACAGACCTATGACGAGATATTTGCGGGTAAACCCTTACTTGATCTGATCGCTATGAACGAAAAGCCTGAGTTTAACAAGTGCAGTATATGTAAGTCGTGCGATAACGTGAGAAGAATATGATTGATCAACTAAAAGAATTAGTTAAGGCATTGCGCCCCGTAAAGACTAAGTTTGAGCTTATACGGATAGGCGGGGATAACGATGGCGGTTATCTTATTCCCGATGATTTAGAGTGTATATCCTGTTGTTTTTCACCCGGTGTTGCTGATACGGCTAGCTTTGAAGTTGGCCTTTGTAAACGCGGTATTGGTTCACACCTTGCTGATGGATCGGTAGACAGTGCGCCCAAAGGATTTACCCCGTTATCGTTTACTAAGAAGTATCTAGATGGCTACAACGATGAAAACAATATGACCTTAACCGCATGGATGCATGGGCAATTGGCTATTCTTGGCGATTACATTTTGCAAATGGATATTGAAGGCGGCGAATATACGACCATTCTAACTACTGATCGCAACACATTAAACAGATTTAGGATTATCTGCATTGAAATACACGACACTGATGCGTGGTTTAATCCGATTGCTTGGAACACCGTATGTACGTTTTTTGCCAAGCTAACACAAGATTTTTATGTAGTACATAACCACCCTAACAATAACTGTGGGAATGTGGATGCTGGTGGATTTATTTTGCCACGGGTATTTGAATTAACTTTATTGCGTAAGGATAGAAGTGAAGCATTAGGATTTGTAGAAGTTTTACCTCACCCATTAGATGCACCGAATGTAACCGATAAACCTGTATTAGAACTACCAAAGGAATGGTATGGAAACTAGAGACGAATTTGCTAAATCAATTATGGCTGGCATTATTGCGGCTGATTGGAAGTTTGATTTAACTGAAAAGAAGTGGGACGAGATTGCCGCTAAACGTGCTTATGAGCTAGCAGATGCGATGATTAAAGAACGAGAGATTAATAATGTATAAGAACATTGGTCTTGGCATACTTTTTATTGCTTTGATTCTAGCGTTTAGTATGCGTAGCAACAACTGCCAAAAGGTAACTGTAGAACCGTATAAACAGAACCAAATGGTTGACGGCTGTGTAATGCAGAAATCAGGCAGCGTATGGATTAGGACTTGCGGATAAATAAAAATGCAATTAACTAAAGAATATTTAAACATGAGTCAAGACGAAGTTGCCGAGGTGTTAAACATTAACCGCAAAGCAGTTTTGGACGCAGAACGATCTGGCATTGAAAAAATCCGCAAGGCGCTTGAAGAACGCGGCATTGACATTAAGATGTTGCTAGGAGATTAAATGAGAGTTATGGTAATCACCCCCACTACTGGGAAAAGTACGGTTAATAAAGCGATTGAAAGTGTTGTTAATCAGACGATAGAGACCGAGCATTTAATTGTGGTAGATGGTGCAAAGGCTCAAGACAATTTAACCATTAACAACATTCAAGTACCGCCTAATTGGAATGGAAATATGATGCCGCTTTATGAAAACGTAGGCGGTAACGGTTGGTATGGTCACCGAGTTTATGCTGCTATGCCACTAATGGTAAACGCTGATTACATTCTGTTCTTAGATGAAGATAATTGGTTTGAGCCTAATCATGTAGAAACAATGATTAATAAGATTAAAAGTAAAAACTTAATGTGGGCGTACAGCTTGAGGAGAATATGTGATGAATCAGGACAATATGTTTGTGACGATGATTGCGAATCACTTGGTCGCTGTCCGACGTTTTACGATAGTACTCTCAATTTTGTTGATACTAATTGTTATTGCTTTCGCCGCGAATTCTTGGTTACTGTGGCGCACAATTTTTATGGGCAATGGGGCGCAGACCGTCCTTTCTATAAAGCTGCCAGCACAGCCTTGCCTGCCTTCGGATGCACAGGAGAGGCTACGGTTAATTACCGAGCGCCCGAAAGATTATTTAAGATGTTTGCAGAAGGAAACAAATTAATGAAAGATGCATACAAAGTCTTGCCTTGGAGAATGAAATGATCTGGGAAATAGCTTGTAAGATTGACGAGTTAAACAACAGAATATCTAACGCCGCAGACGCTCTTGAGCTTATTGCTGATGATATAACTAGCCAACCGCATAGCGGGGCATTGTGGTTAGTGCGGGATGTACTAAATGAAACAAACAAGGCCATTGAGTTATTGGTTAGTGATTTAATGCATGAAGATAAACCTAAAGGAAAAAAGAAATGAGCTTTAAGAAGAACAAATTAGCACCAATGATTCAAGTACAAAAGCCACCAAAACAGACTAAGCTATTTGTAGCCACGCCTATGTATGGCGGTATGTGTACAGGCATGTATTCGTCAGCGATTATGCAGATGGTAGGCGTATGTGGACAGGCCGGTATCCAGATGTACTACTCTTTTATGATGAACGAGTCCTTGATTACCCGCGCCAGAAACTCGATGGCTTATGACTTTATGGAAACGGATGCCACCCACCTTATGTTTATTGACGCGGATATTGCTTTTAACCCAGCCGATATTCCTCGTATGGTTGCGGCAGACAAAGACATTATTTGTGGCCTTTACCCAAAGAAAGAAATTAACTGGCTGCAAGTAACTGAGGCCGTTAAAGCCGGTGTACCAGCAGAACAATTACACCTTCATACTGGGGCATTTGTACTTAATTTAGCACATGGAGAAACCCAAACAACAGGTAATGTTAATGAACCTATTGAGATTGCCAACGGCGGAACTGGCTTCATGCTAATTAAACGCAAAGTTTTTGAAACGCTAAACGATAAAGTACCTAGCTATACCAACGATATGTACCACGCAGTTGATGTAGTCCGTAAGGTTAAAATTATCAAGGAGTTCTTTGCTACTAGCATTGACGAGGAATCTAACCGTTTATTGTCTGAGGATTATCACTTTTGCAAGATTTCAAGGATGGCTGGATTTAAGGTTTTCTGTGCGCCTTGGGCTAACTTTAGTCATACAGGCTCTTACAACTTTAGCGGAACTTTACCGAGGTCTGTATGAGCGGCTGGTTAATAATCTTAACTGGCCTTATATACGCTTGGATAGCGGTGGAGCAAGGTCTTAAAGGGAACATACCCATGTTGATCTGTTACATCTGCTATGCGGGCGCTAACGTAGGTTTATGGATGATGGCAACTAAGTGAGTAAATTATGAGGAAAATATTAATAGCTGTATGTTTATACAGTGGTATCGCATCGGCACAAGTAACAAACTGGGATAACAGTCCTATGAACTTTAAAAATTCAGATATGAATTGGAATAATAGTTCTGCCAATTGGGATAACAGCCCGCTAAACTTTAAAAATAGCGACATGAATTTTAATCAGCGTAATGGGGTTTACGATAATAGCGGAACCTACAAAGGTTATGAAACAATCAGTCCTGGTGGCGCAAGAAATTATTATGACGGCGATGGAACTAGACAAGGATATACCCCATATGGAAGATAAGATGATTGATTATTCAGAGAAGTTGTTAAACATTAATAGGTCAATGCGGTGCGTTCAGGAACTGTTGCTTAATAGGAATGGCAAAGAAGCAGTTGATAAGCTTGATGATGTAATTATTGATGCAATTTCCATGAAAGCTTGGATTAAATACAATGACAAGAATTGATTTGATATGATAGTTACCAATAAACATGGTATGCCAGAGACTTTGGTAAACCTAGCAAGGCGTGATAAATACACCAAAGGTAAAGCTCATTTATCAGCAACAGAAATGCTTAATAGCCCACGTATTGTTCAGTTGCGCAAAAAGTATGACGACCAAGTTGAGGTTGATGTAACCGATTTAATCCCATCAATGTGGGGTACCGCAATGCATTACATGGTCGAGCAAGGTAAAGCAGACAATCATATTATTGAGCAGCGTCTTCATGCGGAAATTGATGGCTGGCATATTTCAGGCGCAATTGATCTGCAAACAGTTACACCAGATGGCATTGAGATTAGCGATTGGAAGAATGTAGGTGTTTGGGCTGTGATGAATGAAAAGGTTGAGTGGGAACAGCAACTTAATATTTATGCATGGTTGGTTGAGGAAGTAGCTAAAAAACCAGTAACAAAGCTTTCTATTGTTGCCATTGTTAATAATTGGAACAAGCGAGATGCAAAATCTAAAGAGGGATATCCACCAGCCAGAGGCATTGTTTTAGATATAAAGCTCTGGCCGTTTGAGGAAAGACTTAAGTTTATTCGTGGTCGTATTCATGCTCATTCGGAGGGTCAGTTTTCTACAGATGCTGGAGAGGAGCTGCCATTGTGTACTCCGGTTGATATGTGGGAAAAGCCAACAAGTTATGCAGTAAAAAAAGAGGGTGGAGCAAGAGCAAAATCGGTTCATGCGGATTTACAAGAAGCCGAAGAAGCATTATTAAAAGCAGGAACTGGATATGCATTAGAAATAAGGCAGGGCGAGCGCACACGTTGTGATGAGTATTGTTCTGTCAATAAATGGTGTGATCAGTATCAAAGTTATTTAAAAAGGGATAAATAATATGAGCAATTACATGGAAACAATCATGTTGGCGTTGGAAAAAGGCACAATTAAAGGTGGTCTATTAATGCCACAGGTTGCACACGACAGTTGGTGCAAAATTAACAAGGGCAAGGAATGCAATTGTCATCCAGAAATTTCTGTTGAAACTGATGATGGATTGATTTTTTTAAATGATAACGGCAGTATTAAAAATAAAATTTAGGAGGAAATATGTTTAATAAAGTATACAAATATCTTAAAAAAGAACTTTGGGGTGGCGAAAAAGATTGGCAACCAGCAAAAGAAACCATTTATTATGGGCTTATGACTGACGAGGAGATAGCAGATATGCGCAAGCGTAATGAGGCTGCTATGGCTAAAGCTAAGAAAAGCCTAGGTAAGAAATGGTTATTGCACCCAGCTAACAAGGTAGTAAAAAATGACGGCTAATAACTTTCAAGTTGGTGGAGATCATTATTCAAAGAATGCAATCCAGCCTTGGGATTATATAGTTGCTAATGAACTCGGCTACCTTGAGGGGAACATTGTTAAATACATAACAAGGTGGCGGGATAAGGGTGGGTTACAGGATATTGATAAAGTAATCCACTATGCACAGAAGTTAAAAGAAGTAGAAACATTGAGGAAATTAAAAGAGGACTATGATGGAATACAAGGAACTACGCAGTATTGATGTATCGAAGTACACAGAAAAGAAGAATGGTCTTACTTATCTATCTTGGGCATGGGCGGTTGACCAGCTACTACTGGCTGACCCAAAGGCACATTGGTTCTATCCAGAGTTCCAGCGTTGGGGTAATGGGACAGTAATGGTGTTTTGTACCGTAGTCGCTAACGACATAGCTCGCACTGCACAACTGCCTGTTATGGATTATCGGAACAAACCCATTTCTGAACCCGACTCTTTCGCTGTGAACACGGCGATGCAAAGGGCATTGGCTAAGGCGATTGCTCTCCACGGAATTGGCTTGTATATTTACAACGGTGAAGACATCCCGCCTGAATTAGGGAATGACGTAACTATGGTAGAAACAAAGCCAGTTACAAAGTCTATTACCATAAACGCCGCACCGAATGAAGCAAAGATAGTTATAGAGGATTTAAGTACTGCATCAAAATCAGCTTTATTTCCATCTGAAAAAGTATCAGCAAAGTTACCAGGAGAGTGGACTCTTAAGCCAACAGGCGAGGGAGAGGCTTGGTTGACATCCCTCAAAACGGGGTGTGACTCACTATTACAGCTAGCAACTAGCGTAGATGATGTGGCTAATCTATTTAAGGTTAACCGCACATCGTTTGACAAAGCCAAAGAGATGGATGAGAAGTTTTATTCAGATATGATGGCAAACTTTACCGCAACTAAAAAATCACTTACTAAGGAGTAATAAATGGAATACCCAAACAAAGGCACGCTATTTTTAACTGAAGACAAAAAGTCTGAAAAGTTTCCAGACATGAATGGTTACATTAAGATTGAGCGTGACTATTTAAAACAGCTTATGGATAAGGGCGAATCCTTAGTTGAGATTAAGCTTTCTGGCTGGAAAAAAACATTTGCATCTGGCAAGAAAGGTGTTTCTTTAGCTATAGATACTTATGTAAAGTCCGATGCTGCACCTGCTTCCAAATCTCAGGAGAAAGATCCGTGGGAATGAAAAAATATGTTAGCAAAGAAAGTAAAAAGTTTTTTAACGGCATTTACGAAGAGCTTCCTATGCCCGTAGATTGGGAAAAGTTATGCAAACAACTTCAGGAAGCTTTGGCTAAAGAGATGTGCGAAAACCAAGACTTAGAAGCTGAAAGAGATCAGTTATTAATTGAAATGTTAGAACTAAAAGGCGTTATTAAATATCTTGAAAAGCAACTAATTATCACGTTTGAAAGGACGTATGGAAACCAGCCAGTTTGAAGGTAAGAAAGTAGCCCTCAAGCAGACCAAGGACGGCCATGTATTGACTTTGGCGATTCACCCCGACGAGATTCCAGATGAGATTTTAAGGGATTTTGTGGGCGCCAGATACATGGTTGTTATGGTTCGTTTAGCGGATGATGAAACACCGCACTCTAGGAAAGACTATGAGGGCGCTTGGGCGGTTAAATTGGCTGGGATGATGTGTAGGGACAAGAAGTTCCAAGAGTTCCTCTATGAGCGTTCTATGGTGTTTGAAACATCTGAAGAAACTGCCGCAGAAGCGCTTTGTGAATACCTTGGATTAGAGTCCCGCGCCCAACTTAAGGCAGATGCTAATGCCCAAAACAAACTCAACCAATTAAACGATGAGTTTAAGGAGTGGAAACATGGATAAAGATCAGCAATATATGCGGTTTTTAGCATCTTGTTTTACCATGAATGGATTAATATCTAATGGTATTGAAAGCCCAAAAAAAGCGGTGGAGTTAGCAGATGCACTTATAGAGGAGCTGCAAAATGAGAATGTTGTTAATGGCGGTATTACTACCATTGTCCCTAAGCGTAAGCGCAGGAATAATATCCGAAATACCTAATGGGGGTGGAGGAGGTATAGCCTTACTAGATTTGCCATGTAAGTCAATGCCTAATACTTTTGTTGCTTATTCCTATTTGCCAGATGGCAGATCTGTACTTGGATGTTGGAGTGCGGGTGGAAATCGTATATTTATACAGTGGTCTGATGGGGATATGAGGTCTTATCCCGCAACTGATTTTGTTGCAAAGCCCGCTAAACGAGCAAGGATAGGGATATGACAAACGATGAAATAGAAGAGGTTATACTAGCTTTGAAAGCGGCAGGTATGCAAATGCCTGAATACGAAATTTTACCAGACGGGTCATATCACTTTTTTCAAAATGGACAAACGAGCCTTAATACTGCAGTACATAGCCAAGAACCCCGGAGTCCTCTCAATTGATATTAATGTAGGTTTAAGTAGAGCTTCTATTGGCGCCCATACTAAAGCTTTAATGGACGACGGAAAACTAATGAGAGATGATTCCAATGGCTGGCATATAGCTAAAAATTATGTTGTAGATTTTGATAGCCATACACCTATGGATGTAGCTGGTGAACATATTAGAAAAATGATTGATGTATCGAAATAAAAGGCTATTAGAAATTGTACGAGAATCTCCTTGCCAAAATTGTGGAATACAAAACGGCACGATTGTTGCGGCGCACAGTAATCAGCTTCGCGACGGTAAAGGTAGGGGACTTAAGTGTTCGGACTATAGAATTGCCGCCCTCTGTTTTGGATGCCATTCGGAACTCGACCAAGGAAAATCGTTATCTAAAGACCAAAGGATTGAGATGTTCGAGAGTGCGCACCGTGCCACCATTGGTTGGCTTTTTGAAAACGAACATATTAAAATAAAATGAGAATAGTTTGTTGGTTTAGCTGTGGGGCCGCTAGTGCGGTTGCCACAAAGTTAGCCCTATCCCAGTTTAGCGGGGAGGGGTATGAATTTATTATTGCATATACAGAAGTAATAGAAGAACATCCCGATAACAAGCGATTTTTAATGGATTGTGAAAAATGGTTTGGTCAGAAAATATTAATCCTTGGGAATGATAAATATAATCGGTCTATTTATAAAACATTTGAAACTTCTGCGATGAATATCAAGGGGGCTTCCCCATGCACAAGGAAACTTAAAAAAAATGTTCGGCTTAAGTTTGAATTGCCAACCGATATTCAAGTATTTGGGTACACAATGGAAGAGCAAGACCGCTATGACCGATTTTTAGATGCCAATAATATTAAGGCTATAGCACCTTTAATTGATAAGGGTTTAGGAAAAGCGGATTGTTTGGCAATGATTCAGAACGCTGGTATAGAGTTGCCAGAAATGTATAAATTAGGTTATCACAACAATAATTGCATTGGTTGTGTAAAGGGTGGCAAAGGGTATTGGAATAAGATTAAAGTAGATTTTCCAATCCAGTTTGACCGTATGGCTAAACTTGAACGATTTAAAAGCCAAACAGTACTTAAAGACGTATATCTAGATGAACTGCCACCAACTGCGGGAAACTATCCACAAGAGCCAGACATACAGTGCGGAATTTTTTGCCACATGGCAGAGGAAGAATATAAGTAAGTTGGGAGGCTGTCCGTGGGACTGGGCTTAAAAGAGGAGGGAAAGCCCGCCTCCCGTTGTTAGTATATCTTATAATTCGAGCGGATCAAACCCTAGTTCAGTCGCAATAGAATGCGCCCGTCTACGAAAGGTAGCGTCATGCTTTGTCCATGCGTCAGATACGGTTCCTGACCTAGACATATGAATCATTTCATGCGCCATCGTCCGTATAACAGTATCCAAATGCCCACAACGAGCATCTGAGATAGTAATAATATGTTCGTGCTTTTCCCCATCGTCATAAAGGTAAGAACCCATAGTCTCTGGGTCAGTCTCTACGACAAACTTAATCTGCTCTGGCAATGGTAACGACCACTTCATAAATGGTTCGCAACAGTACAGAGTCGAATAGATATTTTTAAGTATTTGAGTAGTCAGTTTCATGTTTGATTAATACAGCCACGGAATTCAAATTCATCTTCTCCGCATACTTGAATCAGTTCTGGAAGCATTAATCTACCCCGTTCAAACGATAGTAGGGTAAACCCTGATCTCCAGTCTTTGGGTCCGTCCTCAGTATAGCCCATGAACTGCTCTGCATTAGGGTCAGCTAGGGTTCCTGTTTGGACGCCATAGCGGGTTCCGTTATAGTCAGTTAAGGGCTGGACAGCTAGGTTGTGGGTATGGCCTGTAATCATGTGTACGCCAGCATTAAGAGCATTTGCCCTACCAGCACCAAATCCACCTTTCCAACGGTGCTTAATGCAGGTGTCCTCATTTACCCAGTATGACCAGCATGGCTCCCATAAAGGAAAGTGATCTTTAAGGGTAAACCCTGATATTCCCTCGTATTGGGGT